TGATTAGCGCCTCTATCTACGATAACCCAAGAATGATAGCAGGTAACCCCCAATATTTAGCAAACTTATTAAGTTTGAAAGAAATATCGAAGGAACGTGATCTGTGGGGGAATTGGGACGTTAGAGAAGAAGCCGCTGGGTACTTCAAGCGCGAGTGGTGCGAAGAGATACATTCTCCTCCTCCTACTTCCGATTTTGAAAAGATTGTAAGAGCTTATGATTTCGCTGGAACCCTTCCCTCAGATGCCTCCCCTAAAACTGACTACTTCGCCTCTGTTAAGATGGGTAAGTTAAAGAATGGTGAATATGTTGTTCTTGAAGTTACTAGGACAAAAATACGTTACGGAGACTGGCCTGCACACATCTTAGATAATGCAAAGAGAGATGGTTCTAGGGTTGATGTAGTTTTCCCTATTGACCCTAACGCAGCATCTAAAGGTGCCACACAAGAGCTTGTTAAACTTTGTGCAATTGGTTGCGGCAGGATTACAACAACAAGAGCCTTGTCAAACAAGTTAGATAGGTTTAGGCCATTCTCAACAATGGCTCAAAATGGTCTTGTTAAAGTTGTAAAAGGTTGTGCCACCGACCTTTGGAACAAAATAGAAAATGACAATGAGTTCTTTTACTCAGAGCTTGAAGGTTTTGATGGTGGAAGAAAAGGTTGGGATGATATGGTAGACTGTTGCAGTGACGCATTTATGTACCTTGCCTCAAAAATCAATATAGGCAACTCATTCCTCCACGGAATTAAAGCCACCTCAACAACAAACAATAACCCTTTACTCTCAATACGCTAACTTAGGAGACTTCCTTGGCTGACATACTTACTGTGGGTGATCCTCCTACAGACAGTTCTAAGATCCCTAATATTGTTGTAAAACCTATTGGGTATAACGGATTAAAAGTAACATCTGGTGTGATATACGAAGAATGTGATGCTGCTTTACGGTGGCCACAGTGTATCTACACTTACAAACAAATGCTTAAAGATGCCACAGTTGCCGTATCAGTTGATGCTGTAATGACTAAGATGGCTAGTGCTAAATGGAGTATTAAAGCTCCTGCTGGATATGAAGAACCCCTCAAGTGGTACATTGATAAACTAGAAACCATGCGGCACGACATGGATCATTCTTGGTTTAGCTTCCAACAAAATGCTGCATCATTTGTCCCCTTCGGTTTTGCCCCTTTTGAAATTATTCCTCGTAAGAGACTTAAAAAGAAAGGTAGTAAATACAATGATGGATTCTGGGGATTAGGTAAATTAGCATTACGTTCACAAGATACCATCACAGGGGTTCAATACTCAGATGATGGTAGAGAGTTTGAAGGCTTCTGGCAACACAGAAATAACATTACCAATCGTGGGCAGATGTCACTAAAGAAGCTCAAGTATAACGAGCAAGGTGATGTGCTGTTACCTAAAGATTGGTTGTTAGTGTTCCGCAATGCTCCGCTTAAAGATTCACCGCTTGGTACATCGCCTCTCTCCAGTATATATGAGGCGTGGAAGTACAAGAAGGCATATGAAGAGAATAGGTCATATGGTGTTATCCAAGATGTACAAGGCTTAAAAGTTCTTTACATCCCGCATCAATACATGAGTGACAGTGCTTCCGAAGCCGACAAGCTTGTGTTTGCCGAATACCAGAAGATAATGCGTAACATCCACATTGGTAAAGAGAGTGGCTTGATACTACCTCAAGTTACTGATGGTAATGGTGAAACCGCCTTCAAGTTTGAAGTTATCTCTGTCAATGGTTCTAAAGCCTATGATGTCAGTGAGATTATCAATTCCTACAAGAATGAAATCATCACAGCCCTATATGCCAACTCATTAGTAGCTGGTCAAGAAGGTGGTGGTAGTTTTGCCTTATCTGAATCGTTGATTGCTATTCAGAATAAAGTGATTGAAGCTCGTCTATCTGAGATTAAAGATGTTCTTAATCATCAATTGATTCCTTTGATATTTGAATGGAATGGATGGGAAACAGAAGTATACCCTTATTTTGATTTTGAAACACTCACTGAGCTTACCTTCGATCAAAAGACTAAAGGTTACTATCAAATGCTTGCTGCTGGTGGCGTTATCCTCTCTGCTAAAAATATAAATCATATGCAGAAAGAAATGGGATTACCTGACAGACTCCCAGAAGATATGCCCGTAGAGAAAGTTAGAGAACAACTATCTGGTAATCAAACTAAAGCTGCTGAAGGATTCAAGACTACAGGTGATGGTACAAGTACCTCTCCGAATGGTAGTAACGGTTCCGCGACAAACGCTTTCAATAAATAAGAGAATAATGAATGAGTGATAAATTAAGTTCTCTCTATCAGAAACTCTATAACACCCCCCACCTAATGACTACTGAGCTTTTTGGAAGCATTCAGAAGTCAATCCCTGAGTCAGACATTAGCGCTGATCTTGGGGAAGTTAGGTGGAAAAGTGATATAGAAGATTTGCAGTACAATGCTGAAACAGGTGTTGGAATACTTCCCGTAGTTGGCCTACTCACTTATGAAGAAAGTGGCTACTGGTGGATGGACACTACATCTTACAAGTCTTTGTTATCTGATACAGAAGTAATGATTGAAGCTGGAGCTAAGACTATTGTTTTAGATTTAGATAGTGGTGGTGGATATGCATATTCCATGACGCAGACCTCATCTGAAATTCGTAAGCTTTGTGATGACAATGGTGTGAAGTTAATCGCATATAACGATGGTATAGCTGCTTCAGCTTGTTATGGTTTAGGTTGTGCTGCCCATGAGTTCATTGTAAACCCAGATGCCCTTACAGGTAGTATTGGTGTTGTTGTGAGTATTACCGATACCTCTGCCTATGAAAAGAAGATGGGTATTAAACGTATATACATCACAGCAGGTGAAGGTAAAGTACCCTACGACGAAGAAGGCAGTTTCTCCAAAGAGGCACTATCTGATATTCAAGCACGAGTAGATGCAACTTACGAAAGATTCACATCTCATGTTTCTCAGTATAGACAAGTATCCCAAGATCAAGTTAAAGCACTTGGTGCAAAAGTATATTCTTCTTCAGATGCAGTGGCTAACGGCCTTGCAGATAAAGAGATGACTAGAGAAGAATTTTTCAACTACCTAGCAGATATTGTAGAACAAGGTAAATCTCCAATGGCCTTAAGTATTTTTAGTAAAAAACCCCAAGCAATAGTAACAAAGGAGACAGAAATGTCTGTAACAGAAGCGGATGTTCAAGCTCAGCTTGCTTCCATTAAAGAAGAAATGACTGCGGCATTCGCCTCTCAGTTAGCTGATTTTGAAGCTAAGTCTGTGGCTAAGTTAGCAGCAGTAGAAGCGGAAAAAGCAGAGATGAAAGCTGCATTAGAAGCTGTACAAAAAGAAAAACAAGAAGCTAAAGCTAATACTCGTCTTGCTGAACTCTCAGCAGTGTTGGGTGATACAGAAGCTCCTAAGTTGAATGAATCTCTTGCTAGTTTGGATGATACAGCATTTGCTGTAGTTGTTGCAAGCCTTGTAGCTAAAGCTGATAAACAAGAAGCGGAGATGACCAAAGAGATTGGTAGTGAAGGTAAAGTAGTTGTAGATCAACCTGTATCTTATGCCGAAGCTGCTGTAGCTGCTGTAAAACAAAAATTAAATTCAAATAAATAAGGTAAATAAGAATGCCAATTACACTGATTGCTGACCCTCGCGTCTCTGATGTTATTTTGACTGAAGAGGAAGGCAACCTTTCTCGTTTAGTTGTTACTGTAAACATGTCTGCTGGTGCAACCCTTCCACTTGGTACTGTGTTGGCTCGCGTTAAAAGTGCATCACCTGCCGCGCCCTACGACATTTGTAAAGTGGCTGACTTGGCTGATAGTGCAACTGCTTTAGCTCGCGAGTTTGCCATCCTTGGTGGTGACGGTTATGAAATTAAAGATAACACTACTTTTGTAACTACCACTAACAAGTCTGCAATTACTTGGATTCGTGATGTTTCTCTTAAAGAAGCCGCCGTACGTGCCCTACACCCGACATTCAACGATACTCAGTGGGGTCTTTTGAAAGGTGCTTTGCAAGCTACCCAGAACATCCGTTTAGTTCCAGTTGCCGCTGCTGTTGTAGCTTAATAAATACTAATAAGAGATAATTAAATGCCTATTATTCAGAATCAAACAGACTTAACCCGTTTTCAGGACTTGTCTGCTGCTGTACCAACAGCCCCACTACGCTCAACCATGTTGGGTGAACTTGGTTTCTTCGATGTACGTCCCTTGACTACCAAGACTGTATTCATTCCTCGTACCATTGAACAAGACTTTGACTTCTTGGACTATGCTTGGGGTGATGTTCCTCAATCTCTTGGTACTGACAGTAAGGGTTATATCACTCTTCCAGTTCCACACTTCCCTGTACAAGATGCAATCCTTCCTAAAGATTTGGATGGTAACTTCAATTGGGATGAGATTGGTCAAGGTGCTCAACCTGAAACTTTAGTTTCTACTCGTACTCGTAAGATGAAGAAGATCGCACAAGGTTTTGCTAACTTGTGGGAAAAGAGTCGTATGGAACTTATCATCAACGGTAAGGCTTATGCACCTCGTGGTACTTTAGCTCAGTCTTACGGCTCAACTGTAGATTACTTCACCGAGTTCGGTGTCGTTCAAGAAACCAAAGTAATGACTTTGAACGATGAGACTACTGACCCACTGGCACAAGTAGAACCAATCATTGCTTACATTCAAGACAACTTGAAGAATGGTTCTGTAGCTGGTCGCTTCGTAGCCATCTGTGGTAGCACCTTCTTCTCTAAGTTGGTATCTCACCCATACGTTAAAGAAGCTGGTAAGTATGTATCCCTTGCTGGTCAATCTGAAGCAATCCTCGGTGGTCGCTTAAGTGCTGCTGGTATGGACTCACGTTATCGCGCATTCCAATTTGGTGGTGTTCTGTGGTTAGAGAACCGTGCTCAAATGACTGCTACTGAAGCTCGTGTGTTCCCAATTGATGTTGAGGGTATGTTCGTTACTTTCGTAGCTCCTTCTGAGAGTAAGTTCAGTACAGTGAATACCACTGCTAATGAAATCTACTACTTCGAGAAGTTGGTAGATGATGTACAAGAGCAGTTCCAAATTGTAGCGGAAACCAACGTGCTTCACGCATGTATGTACCCACAAGCAATTGTTAAAGTTACTATGGCTTAATTACCCTAGTAGCTTACCTTTACCAAGGTAATAATCTTCGGGGAGAAATCCCCGTTGTTATTCTTAAGTTCCTTCTTGAGAGGTGACTTTACAATAACAACTTATAAACAACTAAGGTACACATCATGCTCCCTATTAAAAATGGCACTTTCGATAATCTGAAACGTATTAAACATACACCAACTTCACGTACAGCTTTACCAACAGGTGTTTCAGCTAAAACCTTAGTAGGTGGTAGTGAACAAGTTACCCTTACTTTTGCAAACACCCTTGTACCACTTACTGATGCTGGTGCATCTGGTGCTGGTGGTGGTATCCGTATTTATGGTTTCCAACAAGGTAACGTTGCAATTGACAACTTCCGTGTGAACCTTACAACCGCACGTCTAGGTACTAACCTTACAGCTACCGCAGCTCTAGTAGCATCTCTTGGTACTGTAGCGGCTGCTGCTGATGCAACCTTGACCTCAACTGAAGCTGATATTGCTTCTTCTACTGTAGCCACTCTTACTGCTGGTACAGGTATTTTCAATAAAGTTGCTACTGGTGTTGTTTATATAGATGGTACTTCAGCAGCTAAAGATGTTTACTTGAACTTTGCTGTGCCCGATGCAGGTAGTGCGGGTAATGACTCTGTTGTGGTGAATGGTACGATTACTCTTATTTACTCTAACACAGCAGT